AGACAACAAGCACAAGCGCAAGCTCAAAATCCACAACCTAGAGTTGATCCAGTAAGAGAAGCTGAAAATGTAAGACTATTAGGTAATTGGAGAGAAGAAAATGAATGGTATGGAACCGATAAGGTTATGACTGCGGTTGCAACTCAAATACATTCAGATCTTGTTAGTGAAAATATTGATCCAATATCAAAATCATACTATCAAGAAATTGATAAAAGAATGAGAGCAGAGATGCCTCATAAATTTAAGAGTGAGAAATCAAACGTCCAAGTTGTCACTCCAACGTCTGGAAACGGACGGCCTACTAAAAAAGGACGGAAACAATCAGTAGAACTTACTAAAGGTCAGGTGGCTTTTGCTAATAGGATGCGAATACCTCTGGATAAATATGCGTCTGAAGTTGTTAAACTGGAAAATAGGAGAGATTAAAATGGCAGATAGAGTTTCACGCGATACAACAACGCGGGAGGTACAAGAAAGACCTCAACAGTGGCGACCCGGTTCTGCTTTAAATGCTCCAGAGCCCCCAATAGGCTATAAACATAGGTGGATTCGTGAGTCTGTATTAGAGTACGATGACAAAACAAACGTTCATAAGAAACGGCAGGAAGGATGGGAACTCGTTCGCGCTGAAGATCATCCTGATTATTTTGGGCCAACAGTAGATGAGGGACGGAACGCAGGCGTTATAGGCGTAGGCGGATTAGTTTTAGCTCGTATCCCTATTGAAATGGCAGATCAGCGGAATGAGCATTATCTTAATGCTTCAAAGAATCAAATGGATGCCGTGGACAATGATTGGATGCGTGAAAACAATCCAAACATGCCCAAAATGGCTCCTCAACGTCAATCATCTGTAAGCTTTGGCTCAAGAGGTCGAAGCCCAGAAAACTCTAAAGGAGAGTAAAAATGGCAAATCAAGATGCCCCTTTTGGTCTACGTCCTATTGGAAGAATTGGGGGAACTCAGTTCAATGGAGGCCAAAATCGCTATCGAATCGCCGCTAATTATGGAACATCAATTTTCCAAGGTGATATGGTAGCACAAGTTACTGGAGGTACTGTAGAAATACATGCTGACGGCGGAACTGTACCTATTGTTGGTGTATTTAACGGTTGCGAGTATACTGATCCTACTACTGGAAAAGTAACTTTCAGTCCTTATTATCCAGCAAGTACAAACGCTTCTGACATTATTGCATTTATCATTGATGACCCTATGGTTATTTTTGAAATTCAAGCAGACGATGTTTTCCCAATAACAGATCTATTCGGTAACTTTGATATAGTTTATACTACAGCAGGAAGTACACAAAGCGGTATTTCAGGTTCTGAGTTAGACGTAACTACTGGTGCGACAGGAACAAGCTTACCGTTAAAGGCAATTGATATTTCTCAAGACCCTGACAATAGCGATGTAGCAACGGCAAATGTTAATGTCAAAGTTGTAATTGAAAACCATATATTCGGGCTTAAAGGCGCCGGGTTAGCATAAGGAGATTAAATTATGGCTATTTCACGTTCACAACTAGTTGCAGAACTAGAACCCGGTCTGAACGCCTTGTTCGGAATGGAGTATGATCGTTATGACAACGAACATGCAGAAATCTTTGATACAGAATCATCAGACAGAGCCTTTGAAGAAGAGGTAATGTTGGCTGGTTTTGGAAGCGCACCAACAAAGACTGAAGGCGCAGGAGTTGGTTTCGACTCGGCTAACGAAGCATATACTGCTCGTTATTCACACGAAACCGTTGCTTTGGCTTTCGCTCTTACTGAAGAAGCAATTGAGGACAACCTCTATGACCGACTTGGCGCACGTTATACTAAGGCATTAGCCCGATCTATGGCGCACACTAAGCAGGTTAAAGCGGCGGCTGTTCTAAACAATGCTTTTAATTCTTCATTTACTGGTGGTGATGGAGTTGAGCTTTGCTCTCTCGTGCATCCCTTAAATGGAGGCGGTACGTTTGCAAACGAACCATCAACTGCGGCAGATCTTAACGAAACTTCGTTAGAAAATGCTTTAATTGATGTTTCAGGATTCGTAGATGAGAGAAACATGGTTGTTGCTCTTCGTGGTATGAAATTAATCATTCCACCAGCATTACAATTTATTGCTGATCGTTTGTTGGAAAGCGCACTACGACCCGGAACTGCGGATAACGATGTTAATGCAGTTAAAAACATGGGAATGGTTTCTGAAGGATATACAGTCAATCACTTCTTGACAGATCCTGATGCGTTCTTCCTAAAAACAGACGCTCCTAATGGATTTAAGCATTTTGAGCGTTCTCCAATGCGTACTAACATGGAAGCTGATTTCGATACAGGTAACATGCGGTTTAAAGCCCGTGAGCGTTATTCTTTCGGATTTAGTGACCCACGTTGCGTATATGGATCACCGGGAGCTTAATTGCTTTTGAAATAAAAATAGAAAAGGCGGCTTCGGTCGCCTTTTTTAATGTCATTTACATTTGACTTATTAATCTTTATGTTTTCAATATAAGAAAAGGAGATAATTATGATTAATTGGATTTCAGGAAGACTCTCAGAACCATCTAGTTACGCCGCAGTAGGCGCAGGTCTTGTTGGTGTAGGAGTTATAATATCTATCACTGAAGTAGTTATGCTAGGAGTTGCATGTGTAATTCTTGGAGTAATTATAAAAGAAAAAAGTGAATAAATAAATCAACTATCATACCCCTTTATTTTTAAAAGGGTATGGTGTATCTTTAAAAAGAACATTTTGTTCTAACCCTTAACATCTACATAATGTAGGTGACATTTGCCAAGATAAGGAGATTAACATGGCTAATACAACTTTTTCAGGCCCAATTCGTTCTGAAAGCACACTTAAAACTATAAGCAAAAATTCTACTACTGGAACAATTACAGAGGTTACTACGCTTGGTGATGGCCCTGTAAGCCTTTCAGATGGTAACGTGACCCTAACCAACGCTACCCACAGTGGAAGAGTTTTACTTGTTCCAGATGGAGGTCAAGATAATACCTATACATTACCAGCACCGATTGCTGGGTCTAGTTTTAGGTTTGTTTATGCAGGCGGCGCGGCTGACGCGACAGATGCGATAATTGTAACTCCGGGGAATACTAATTTTTATGTTGGTGGAGTAACATTCTTAGATACTGATAATGAAGTGAGTGCAGTATTTTCTGATGGTAACTCAAATAGCAGTATTCAATTAAATGTTCCTGCTGGGTTTGATGTTACAATTATTGGTAAAGATTCTACAAACTATCAAATCTTCGGAACTGTTACAGGTGCAACTGCGCCTGCGTTTGCAGACCAGTAATAAAGGGTTCTAATTAAGGTAGGGGGAAACCCCTACCGTTTTTATAAAGGAGAAATAAATGGCTGATGCTGTAGCGACTCAGACACTTATAGATGGTGACAAAAAAGTAGTTCAAAAATTTACTAATATTTCTGACGGCTCTGGTGAATCTGCGGTTGTTAAAGTTGATGTAAGTAGTTTAGCTACAAATTCTCGTGGACAAGCTTGCACAGGTGTTGTTATAGAAAAAATATGGTGGCAGTGCATTGGAATGAAAGTACAAATACTTTGGAACGCCACAACTAATGTATTTTGTATTGAATTAGGTGAAAATCAAAGTGGTAATCACGACTACACTGTTTTTGGTGGTCTTCCAAACAATGCTGGAAGCGGAAAAGACGGTGATGTTCTTTTTACAACAGTAGGTCACACTAGCGCAGATACTTATACTATAATTATGTCTATGCGGAAGGAATATGGTTAAAAAATCGGATAACATGCCTAAACGCAATAAGAAGAATTTCCGACCAACCAAAAGTGGCGCGGGGATGACACAGGCTGGGGTAAAAGCATATAGGCGAAAAAACCCCGGATCTAAGTTAAAAACTGCGGTTACAGGTAAAGTAAAAAAAGGCAGTACAGCGGCAAAAAGGCGTAAGTCATATTGCGCTAGATCTGCTGGTCAAATGAAAAAATTTCCAAAGGCGGCTAAAAATCCTAATAGTCGTCTTCGGCAAGCTCGTAAAAGATGGAAATGTTAAATGGCAATAGGTCGTAGTCAAATGAAAAAGCAAATTACAAAGCCACCTCAAAAAAAAGATGATATGCCTAGAGGTTTAAGTTATTTTAGAAAAGGTGGAGCCGCTTCAAGAAAATCTAAAGGAAGTAAAATATGTCCTGCTGGAAAAGCATGGGCCAAACGAACATTTGACACATATCCCAGTGCTTATGCAAATATGGCGGCCTCTAAATACTGCAAAGACCCTAATTACGCTAAAGGCGCAAAGGGTAAGAAAAAGAAGAAAAGCTAATGGGTGCGCTTCAAGATTGGGTGAATCAAGATTGGGTTCGTGTCGGCACTGACGGAAATATAAAAGGTAAGTGCGGCACTTCTAAAGATAAAAAAAACCCAGATCGTTGTTTACCTCGAAGTAAGGCGCAAAGTTTATCTAAAAAAGAACGTGCATCCACTGCTAAAAAGAAAAAACGTGAAGGAGCAAAAGGTAAAACTGTAGTTTCCAACACTAGAAAAGCAAAAGTTCGTAATCTTAATTTAGGGGGTGCTGTGGAAACAAAATCTAAACGTAAGTTTAATGGCAAGAAAATACCCGGCACTGCCGTTGCAAGAGGTTGTGGCAAAATATTGTCAAACAGAAGAAAGCGCACAAAAGGCGCTGTAACCCAATCATAAGGAGATAATCATGGTTATGAAGAAAAAAGGAAACCGAAGTGGCGGCAAAGTTCGCCGTATGTCTAAAGGTGGAGCCGCAGGCGGTAAAAAAGTTCGCCGTATGTCTAAAGGTGGAGCCGCTGGTGGTAAAAAAATAAGGCGTATGAAAAAAGGTGGATCAGTAGGTGGTAAAATGACAGTTGCACAACTTAGATCTGCCGCTAAAAAAATGGGTATGAAGGTAATAAAAGCATAATAAATGGCTTATTTACATAGCAATATACCTTATTTTAAAGCATGGGTTCGTCGTGAATATACTCACAACCATGAGAGTTATCACGGCGAATTTCTACATGCTATGGTTATTGGTGTGACTACAATACCTAATAGATGTTTAAGTTTTCAAGTTATATTTACTGGAAATGAGGCTGAAGGAGAAGAAGAAGACACAGTACATGGTGGTGCTATGTGGGCTCGTATGCCCATAACTGCGCTTGTTGGTGACATTCCTTTAGAAGAATGGCCTGAGCCAATGGAAACATACGATGCACAACCTTGGGACTGCGCCTCTCATTATAACTCTGTTTATGTTATGGATAGAACTACTCCTTGTCCTTGGATGGCTAAAATAGATGGTCAAATGTATCCTGCAAAATATTTATTTACTGTAGACTACACTGAATCAGAAATAGCAGATGACCCAGCGCAACATAAACAAAACCATGTACTTCAGCTACTAGATGCTGGGGAATGGACGGGTAATATTGTTGCGTTACCTAATAATCGTGTGCGTGTAACTCACCCTGCTTGGTTTGAAACTGGAGAAGGCGCTCCTGATTTTAAACCATCTCAACATATACACTATTCAAAAAGTGATTTAGACTATACACTAGATGTGAACAAGGTTTTTGATAACCTTTATAACGAGGAATAACATGACTGTATCAGGTTCCAAAAATTTTGAGTTAGACGTAGCAGATTATATTGAAGAAGCTTTTGAACGTTGTGGTTTAGATGCAAAAACTGGTTACGATTTAAAAACTGCAAAAAGATCTATGAATTTATTATTTGCAGATTGGGCAAATAGAGGTTTAAACCAATGGACTGTAGCTCAAAGAAACTTTACTGTTACTCAAAGTGATGGTGAGTATGATTTAAATGCAGATGTTATAGATATATTGTCACTTGTGGTAAGAAGAGATGGTACAGATTATTCATTAGAAAGAATAGGTAGAGATGCTTATTTAAATATACCCTCTAAAACTACAACAGGAAGACCTACTCAATTCTTTTTAGATCGTCAAATTACGCCTAATTTAAAGCTTTGGCCTTTGCCTGATAATTCTACTGATGGAGTTTATTATGATGCTTTAACTAGATTAG